TTGGCGCTATCGCGACCGTAACCGGCGTATCCGCCACAGGCCGCACCGGCCAAGTTATCGTGTGGGGGCCGATCAAACCCGATCCCGGCAACGACTGGACGGATGTCACCACTCCTGATATAACAGACTGGACTGAGGTGAACCCCGGCGCGGGTGACATCTGGACTCCCATCGCAGCGTAAGGACCTACCATGCCAAGTTTATTTACGAGCAACGGCGGGCTTGAACTGCCAGCGGACGGCGAACAAGACGGCGTCTGGGGCGATACCGTAAACGCCAACATGCAGATCATAGACCGCCTGACCAACGGCGTTGGCGCCGTGTCTTTGGCGGGAACCACGCATACCCTGACCACACTGAACGGCGCGCTGTCTGATGGGCAGTATAGTCTGATCGTATTTGGCGGGTCGCCGAGCGGCACAAACACCGTCACGCTCGCCCCGAACGATGCCGAGAAGGTATACTTCGTCCGCAACACTACGGCACAGAGCATCGTACTGACCCAAGGCTCGGGCGGAGATGTGACGCTCCTCGCAGGCGATGGAGCGATTATATATGCGGACGGTACAGGCACCGGGGCGGCAGTTGTCGATTTCACGGGTACCTTTGCTGCTAGCCTAACCTCGCTGGGTGTCACCGCCACGGCGGCGGAGTTGAACATCCTTGATGGCGCGACGGTAACGACCTCGGAGCTGAACATCCTTGACGGCGTGACGGCGAGCACGGCAGAACTGAACATCCTCGACGGTGTGACGGCGAGCACGGCAGAACTGAACATTCTCGACGGCGTCACGGCCACGACGGCCGATCTGAATATCCTCGCCGGCGTCACGGCCAGCACGGCAGAGCTGAATATCCTCGACGGCGTCACGGCCACGACTGCGGAGCTGAACATCCTCGACGGTGCCACGCTCACCACGGCAGAGCTGAACACCCTCGACGGCGTTACTCTCGTGCTGGCGGACGTCGCTGCTACGGCGGCAGAGCTGAACATCCTCGACGGCGCGACGGTAACGACTGCGGAGCTGAACATCCTCGACGGCGCGACGGTAACGACTGCGGAGCTGAACATCCTCGACGGCGTGACGGCGACGGCGACGGAGCTGAACACCCTCGATGGGATTACCGGCGTCGCATCGCAGGTGGAGGCCGAAGCGGGCACAGACAACACAAAACTCATGACCCCGCTGCGCACCAAACAGGCGATTGCGGCAATCCCTGCACCGCCTGCACCAACAACCTCACAAGTATTGACTGCTACCGCAGGTGCATCCGTTGGTGAAATAGGCACTTACGCGCTTCTTAGAAGTGCAGGATTTTCGGATATATCGCCGGGCGGTACCACTGCTGGTTCAGGGCTTAGGTATGCAACGGCTGGCGGCACGATTACAGCCCCAGTAACAAGCCCATCTGGCACTTGGCGCTGCATGGGTTATGTTGATATTAGCGGGGCAAATCCCGATGACACCACTGTCTTTCTGAGGATAGCATAATGGAATTTAGAAACCCTGCATATAACGCATACGGCACCATTGATTGCGAGATTAACCACCCTGTTTATGGATGGATACCAACGACAGCCAGCGCGGACGATGCTGAAACGGCAGTACTGTTCGCCACTCTGGACTTGGGCGATGCAACATTGCCAGCGCCAGCACCCGACATTGCAGCCCTCGCCACCACCGCCCGCGCCCAACGCGCCGCCCTGCTCCAGCACTCCGACTGGACGCAGGTAGCGGACGCCCCCGTCGACCAAGCCGCATGGGCTACCTACCGGCAGGCACTCAGAGATATTACGGTGCAGCCCGGGTTCCCTGCAGATATCGACTGGCCCACCAGACCGGAGTAAGCCATGACCTTAACGCGCCTCCAGTTCACGCCCGGAATTAACCGCGAAGTCACGAGCTTCGCGAACGAAGGCGGTTGGACGGACGGTGACAAGATACGTTTCCGTGCCACATTCCCCGAGACTATCGGCGGGTGGACGGGGTTTAATAGCCAGACCTTCGTCGGGGTAGCCAGATCGCTACACCCGTGGGTTACCCTAACGGGCAAACAGCTACTGGGCTTTGGTACCAACCTTAAATACTACATCCTGCAGGGTGGTGCACCAGTCGACGTCACGCCCATCCGGCGGACAACCACTGCCGGAGCCGCTACGTTTGCGGCCACCACAGGGTCAATCACCCTCATGGTGAGCGACACGCTGCACGGCGCGCAGGTAAACGCCTTCGTTGCGTTTACGGACGCGGTAAGCCTTGGCGGCGATATCACTGCTGACGTGTTGAATACCGAGCACCAGATCACCCGGATCGTAGACACGAGCACGTACGAGATCGAAGTGGCCGTCCCGGCCACGGCGTCCGACACGGGTGACGGCGGTGCGGCCACCATCGCGGCATACCAGATCAACCCCGGCCTCGGTACGGTTACGTTCGGTACCGGGTGGGGCACCGGTGCGTGGTCCCGTGGAACATGGGGTTCCAGCTCTACTACCTCGGTAGCGACAGGGCAGCTAGGCATGTGGTCGCAAGACAACTACGGCGAAGACTTATTCTTCAACGTGCGCGACGGCGGCGTATATTATTGGGATGCCACCAGCGGGGTGGCGGCCCGCGGCGTATCTATTGCCAGCCTCGTGGGGTCTCAGGCAGCGCCGACAGTGGCGCGGCGCGTCATGGTGTCGGAGCGCGACGGGCACTTCATCGCGTTTGGGTGTGATCCCGAGTTTAATCCCGGTGTACAAGACCCGCTGACTATACGGTTCTCCAGTCAGGAGAACGTACTGGAGTGGCGCGCTAGAGAGACGACAACGGCGGGTGAGCTCCGCATCGGGTCGGGTAGCGGTATTGTTGCCGCCGTGCAGACCAAACAACAAATCTTGATTCTAACCGATATTTCGGCCCACACTATGCAGTATATCGGGGCCCCGTTTACGTTCGGGTTGAGCGAAGTGTCGACCAACATCTCGGTTGCCGGACCAAACGCCGTAGTGGCGGCCGGAGACACTGTGTTTTGGATGGGACGCGGCGAGTTCTACGCCTATGACGGCCGCGTGCAGCAAATGGACTGCGCGGTGAAGGACTTCGTATTCTCAAACATCAACCTCGGGCAGATCGAGAAAGTGTCCGCCGGGCATAACGCCGCATTCTCGGAGATATGGTGGTTCTACCCCGCGGCCAGCAGCCCCGAGAACAACCGCTACGTGGTCTATAACTACGCGCAGAACATCTGGTACTACGGGTCTATGTCGCGCACGGCGTGGATCGACCGGGGCACCTTCCTGTATCCGCTGGCCGCGTGCCCGTCGGGGTGCATATTCTACCACGAGTTCGGGCTAAACGACGGTAGCGCCAACCCACCGGCGGCGATCAACGCCTATATCGAGTCCAGTGCTGTGGACATTGCCGAGGGCGACCAGTTCATGTTTGCTCACCGGCTGATACCGGATATCACGTTCCGCACGTCTACGGGCACCCCGACGGCGACATTTACGCTGAAGGCCAAGAACTTCCCGGGCGGGCCGCTATTCAGCAACGACGCCACAAACACCACACGTACGGCCACGGTGCCCGTTGAGCAGTTCACGAACCAGACGTTTGTGCGTATCCGTGGACGCGCCCTGTCGTTGCGGGTAGAGTCCAACCAGACAAACACTGGCTGGCGCCTCGGCGTACCGCGGCTGGACTTGCGTACGGACGGGAAGCGGTAGCATGGCCAAGAATCTGAACATACCCTACTTTGGTACGCCGCCGCCACAGTACGCCGCGCCCTACTTTGCCGACGTGACTCGCGCATTTTCGTTGTTCGCCCAGCAGATGACCGTACCGGGGCCCGAGCGGGCTACCTCGTTGACGCTTACCACGAGCTCCGGAAACGTGGCCACCGGCCAGCTGTCGTACAACAGCGCCGAAGACACCATCGACTTGACCCATCTCAACGGCGTGACGCAGCAGATTGGCTTCGAGACATTCATGCGGGTGACGAACGACACCGGAGTTACGATCCCCGACGGAACCGTCGTAGGGTTTACCGGAGTCAACGGGGAGATCAAGGTCGCCCCCTATATCGCGGACGGGTCTGTGCCGGAACTATACTTTGTCGGCGTGACGACTTTCGAGATGGTGGACGGTGCGACGGGCCCGGTCACGGTCTACGGCAAGGTGCGGGGTCTCGATACAACGGGAACGAATGAGGGCGAGGTATGGCTCTCCGGGGATATCTTGTACGCATCGCCCCTTACGGCCGGAGCGTTTACAAAAGTGCGCCCTACCGCCCCGCAGGCCGTTGTAGTGATTGCCGCAGTGCTTGTGGTCGACGCCGTAAACGGCGAGATTATCGTGCGCCCGACGATACCTATCGGCTTGGATTACGGGGCGTTCAACTCTACTGCCAGTCAGACCGTGGCGACGGCCAACACTGCGACGCCAATCACGCTCAGCGGGACGCTATTGGCAAACGGGGTATCTATCGGCACTCCGGCGTCGCGCGTCCTCGTGGCACAGTCCGGATTCTACCAGATAGATATGTCGGTTCAGTTCACGTCATCGAGCGCATCATCGAAGACGCTGTATTTTTGGATATCCAAGAATGGCACCGACGTACCGAATACGACGCGGACATACACACTGAAGGCTAACGGCGACACGCGCAACATGTCCGTGACCTACCTACTACCGCTGCTGGTTAGCGA